GTCGAGCCAGTTTTCCGGGCAAAAGAAAGGAAGTTCCATCTCACCTCCCTCGCCCAAACATGGGTCCAGAAAGATGTGTGGATACTGCGAAGCTTGACAGTAGCACGCTGATTGAAATCTTTGTGCAAACTGGTGCATGTTCGCCTTAGGTCTTGGGACATAAAAAGCAATGAACCTACCAAACAACATGGGATTCCCGGTGATGATGAATCTTAATTTGAGCCTACCTCTAATGTGCTTGAAGCCTTCTATCCTACGTCTAACGAGTGAATCGTTCATGAACAATGTCCACGGATCGAATTGAAGGTTGTACTGATTATTGAGGAGGATCTCATCTGAGATGATCTGCACAGGTCGTGCAAGAAAATCACCGAGCGGCACGTCTGTAGTCTCACCTGGTCGATAAGTTGACTCTAGTGGACTAATTATGCTGTGCGCCATCGGGGCATCAGCATGCGCAAAAGTGACTGTGCCTACCTTTTGCGTCTTGGAGACGGGGTTTAAATCATAAATATTAACGTCAGAAATACAGCTATGAACGGTACACGAGTTGTATCAGTATCGTGTCCGTGGTTTCCCCAAAGTAACATGCAGAAAATATAAATATATATGTATGTACCATATGTAAACACAAGCCTATGCAGCTGGACAGGGGAGAAGCCAGCGCATGGTAAACCAATATGTAACATCCGATTTTGGATTCCCTCAGGTGTACGGTCGGACCCGCACAGAGCCATGCTTTTAACGTCATCGGAAGACGTGGACACCCTCTACTGGGTGTCCTCAGGATGGAGCGCCAGGAAGATCTCATCGCGAGACAGTGTGATATTTCTACACATGTGGGCAATGCCTACTTCCGTAGCAGCTTGTTGCAACCAAAGCCTGCGGTCTTCAAAGACCTCAGGAGGGTGGTGAACATATTCCTGCAGTGCTGTATCAATGTTGAGTGCTGTGGCCTCTCCAATGGTGTTAACCTTGGAGGCCAGAACGCAGCTCAGCATCTTGGCAATCGATTTTTCTTCGAGTGCGCCAATTCGGTGGCCCAACTTGGGCTCAAACCTGGAACGACGCTGAAGGAACACGAGTTTGTCAAACGGGACATACTTGTGTGATTCAGCGTCTTTAACCCCTGGGGTGATATGAACCCCATACAGTGCTAAGTACTCTTGAAGTGTGAGAAAGTTGAAGTTCGGATAGCGTGAATGAACTGCGTTAATAAAATCATCGCCATAGTTCACGTGCTTCACTGCATTCCGAAACTCTCCGATTGTGGCTGTAGGATAACAAGCAAAGAAACCACATCGGTTCATCAAGCTGTTGTCCAAGCCATTGATGATCACAGTCAGAGGGATACCTGATGGTGTGCTACCTTCTAGCGCAGCGACATAACCGTTAAAATTGACCAACGGCATGACTAGATCCGAAACCATCATTTGCATAATGGAGAGATCTTCAGCGCTGTAGTTACACCAGGACGCAATTTCCAACAAAATCCTGTAGGAAGCGCGTGAAATCTGCTGTGACTTCAACAAGTCGTACTTTTTGTGATCCCCATCGAAGTGATTCGAATGGGTTTCAAGGTGCTGCATCACTGACTCCCAATCATAGGAAGTGCAGTTCATACCAACAGCACATTCTGAAGTGGCACTGAGCATCTGGAGGATTCTACACAATGGTGTAAAGTACATCCTCACTAGAATAACACAGGCCACTTCTCCAACCATAAAGAGTCTTACCTTTGCCTTGTCTTCAGGTGTGGGTTCGTCTTTTGGAGTGGC